GCGTCCTTCACTTCATTGGTCGTTAGGTTAGTTGGTAGGGACATTAATGTTTCCTATTACTCTTGGTAGCGGACCTTAATCGGGTCCGCTTACGACGACGGTACCTACCCCTGCTTAAAAGCAGGGCTGTACCCAGAGTGAACTCTTGCGAGTCCAACCTGCCACTAGTCAATGTGGTCCTGTCCGGTAACGTTATCCACCTTCCGAAGGAGGTTTCCGTTACTAAGGGCAGTGCAGTATCTCCGTTAGGATAGTAATTCCCGATATTAGGGGGATAGTTCGCTGACGATCTTTCGATCGTGCAGCTAATCTCCCTACGTCGGGATACGCTCCAGAGGTACTTATGTATGTTCAGCGTGGGGTCCATGTTCCGTAGCTTTAGCCGGTCTAACCAACGACCGACATTGACTACCCAGTCAATGACGAAGCTAAACGGAATGGCCCGCCAGATCGTAGCAGGGTTAACGTTAACCCCGAATTGATCTAGCAGGCCTAACAGTTGAGCAAACTCAACCTGGAAATCTGAGTAACCATAATGGTACTCGATCTCCGCATGGAACTTAGTTGGTTCATAGATTACTCGACGAGAAGTTCTGAGTGAAACGATATCGGGGCCATGAAAGACGGCCGCGAGTCGTTTCAGATCAGGAACATCATCGAATTCTTTAAACGCACGGGTATAATGCCTGTGCTGAACCTTCGCCGAAGCCTTTAATAATCGTATTATTCGATTATGCGAGGCTTCTAGTGATTGCATTATTGCAACCACATCGCTGATAAACGGTGCAAGGAAGAACTTCCATTGAAGGAAGCTGCTCCCTCCCGCATTTGCCATGTTAGCCAAGGTACCGAACCTGCGATAGATCGCCCTAATACGGCTCGTAGAGCCAGTTAGGAAACGACCGATCGCCGTCGATATTTGGTACAGTTGCTCGGGCAGATGCTTGAAGTCAGTCAACTCTATGAGAGAGTTCACTAGCGACAACTCCGCACGGATCCTCGGAAGCATGCTGTTTAAGGCATTTTCCGTGAGATCGGAGACATCCGGAGGATAGGGTATAAAATCCCCATCCTGATCGGGCTCCACAACAAACAACGGTAGTCCCCTTTCGGGGTCATAAATACCGTAGTTCAGGCCAT